TTTGAAAATGTGTTGGAATTCCAAAAAGTTAAGGGGTTTAGTCAACTAAAAGCTTGACAACGCTTTAGATTTGCTATATAATGTTGTTGTAATTCGTTACAAATCTTTGATGACTGTAACAACAAACGAATTTGGCCAACAAAATATGTTTGCCAGTGAACCCACCATGTACATTGACAACGGAGTATTGGAACAAATGGAAAACGGTGTATACGAAACTCATAACGAGAAAGCAGAAAAACTTAACGGTCGTCTAGCAATGCTAGGATTTATTGCTGCTGTAGGTGCTTATGCATTGACTGGACAAATTATTCCAGGCATTTGGTGATAAAATAAAAATAATTTTTAAGGGGGGATTTTCAATCCCCTTTTTTTGTGCTATAATGCCTACTGGACTTTATTATGATGGAGATGTCTGACAACGGTTTTTGGAAATATAATGAGGATCTAACACTTAAAGTGGTAGAAGAGTATCTTGCAAGTACTTATAGTTCTCACTACACTTCAGATCAATCAAAAACTCAAACTCTAGATTTGATTGAAAGTATTGGCGATGCTGAACCATTTACTAGATCTAATGCCATCAAATATCTTTCACGCTTTGGAAAGAAGAATGGTAAATCTAAAATGGATATACTGAAAGCAATCCATTACTGCATTCTTCTGTATCACTTTGCAGGGCTTCACAAAGAACCCACACAACCTTATAATGAACGATGAAATTTTCTGATAAAACAATTAAAATTCTCCAAAACTTTACTTCAATCAACCAGTCACTATCCTTTAAAGAAGGTAGGAAACTTCGTACTATTTCTCCAATGCAAAATGTTTTTGCTGAGGCAGAAATTGAAGAGTATATTCCAAAAGACTTTGCAATTTATGATCTTCCCCAGTTTCTAAACACAATTGGTCTATATAAAGATCCTGATATTGATGTGTCTAGTGAGGAAAGTTATGCTTCTATTAAAGAAGGAAAAGCAAATCGCTCCAAGTATTTCTTTTCCGATCCAAGTGTAATTATTGCACCTCCAGATCGTGAAATGAAACTTCCTTCTCAGGAAGTATGTTTTGTTCTACAAGAAGAACAACTTCAGAAAATTTTGAAATCTTCTTCTATTCTGGGACTTCCTGATCTTTCTGCTGTTGGTGAAGCAGGAGTTATCAAACTTGTTGTCAGTGATCGTAAGAATGATACTTCTAACGAATATTCGATTGTCGTTGGAGAAACTGATGCAGAGTTTTCGTTTAACTTTAAGATTGAGAATATTAAACTAATTCCTGGTAGTTATGAAGTTGTGATTTCGCAAAAGAAACTTTCTAGGTTCTATAGCGAACGTTATAATCTTACTTACTTTATTGCACTTGAACCAGATTCAACTTATGCAAGTTAAAAAAGGTGGAACAGATCCATATCTTTTAATTCCCGATTCTCCTGTAGAGACTTTAGATTGGCATGGTTTAAAGTACACTACAACGGCACATACTGATGGTGGATGTGCCGAGATGCACTCTTATTGGTTAGATGCAATAGAAAGAATGTCTCCCAATAATAAAGTTTGGGAGAGTGGGTTGGATTGGTGTGCTGGTGATGGTGGTTGTGGTCTTATGCTTTATGGCGAAGGTAAAGCAAAAAAGATGAGCTTTATGGAACCATATCCAAAAGCACTAAAAAATCTATATCAAAATTTGGAAGACAACAATTTAGATTGTGATGTCTATGAAATTAGAACCATCAAAGAATTGCCTGGCAAATATGATTTAGTTTTTGGTAATTCACCTTCTGCTAGATTACCTCATCTGTGTAGAATGTATGAATTGGGTTGGTTAAGAAAAAAAGAATATTTTCCTCTAACCTATGAAGAAGCACTTAGTGATTTAAAAACTAAAAATCCTCATAGGGCATTTGATTATTACTGGAATATTCATAAAGAATTTTTTGCTAACATTGAAGAAAAATTATTGCCAGGTGCTGATATTTTTCTTTTTGAAAATCCAATAGACTTCAATCCATTATTCTGGGAATGGGGAGATACAAATTTAAAAATCAAAGGATGGGTTGATCATATTCAAATCCCAGAGTTTCCAAAACCTCAAGTTGTTTTACATATGAAGTATGAGTAAGTTTACTTTTGCAAATAGTCTAGAAGGTTTTGATAATCATATTTCAAATTCTATTAGAGGATATGATTTCCTTTGGGATGATATATTAAAACTATCTGAATATTTTGTAGAAGATAAAACTAATGTTGTGGATATTGGATGTTCTACAGGAAAGTTTATTAAAGAAATGGCGTTACAAAATACTTTTTGCAACTGCAATTATATTGGAATAGAAAAAGAGGAAGATTTTCATGAAGAACTTTTATCTTTAGAAGATCATAATATGGAATTTTTTCTTCACGATGTTAGAGAATTTTTATTCCAAAACTGTAGCTTTATTACTTCAATATTTACTTTACAATTTTTACCAATAAAGGATCGGTATCAATTATTTCAATCAGTTTTTAATGGATTAAACTCTGGTGGTGCTTTTGTTTTTGCTGAAAAAGTTTTTAGCAATAATCCAAGAGTTCAAGAAATGATGACATTTCTACACTATGAGTATAAAAGAAAAAATTTTTCAACAGATCAAATTCTTGATAAGGAAAAAGAACTTAGGCATATGTTAAAACCAAATACTGAGTTGGAAATTTCTCAGATGTGTGCTAATATAGGTTTTGATATCACTCCATTTTGGAGAAACCACAATTTTGTGGGATTTGTTTGTATAAAATGATTATGGATCGTGATGACTTTCTTTGGGTAGAAAAATATAGACCCAAGAAAATTGATGATTGTATTCTTCCAGATACAATCAAATCTACCTTGAAGGACTTTGTAAGTAAAGGAGAAATTCCAAATCTTCTTCTTGCAGGTCCTCCTGGTATTGGTAAAACTACTGTGGCAAAAGCATTATGCCACGAACTAAAAGCAGACTGTTATGTAATAAATGGATCAGATGAAGGACGATTTTTGGACACGGTTAGAAATCAAGCAAAGAACTTTGCTTCGACCGTATCGCTTTCAGCAATGGACGCAAAGCACAAAGTCATCATTATTGATGAGGCTGATAACACAACCCACGACGTACAACTCCTCTTACGGGCAAATATTGAGGCATTTTATAACAACTGCCGATTTATCTTCACTTGCAATTACAAAAACAAAATCATTGAACCACTGCACTCAAGATGTGCAGTCGTTGATTTTACCATCAGTGGTAAACAAAAACCTGCAATCGCAGCACAGTTTTTCAAGCGTCTCGGGATTATTCTTGAGACAGAAAATGTTAAACATGATCCAAAGGTTCTTGTTGAAATAATTAATCAACATTTTCCAGATTGGCGTCGTATTCTAAATGAATGTCAACGATATTCTGCTGGCGGAGAAATTGATAGTGGAATTTTAAGTCTTCTATCTAATGTTAATACTAAAGAACTTGTTGGGTATCTTTCTAAAAAAGAATTTCCTAATGTTCGTAAATGGATTGTTCAAAATTTAGACAACGATCCCAATACTATTCTTCGTAACATTTACGATTGTATTTACGACACACTCAAACCAAATTCTATTCCTGAAGCAGTTTTAATTATTGCTAAGTACCAATATCAGACTGCATTTGTTGCCGATCAGGAAATTAATCTTTTGGCAGCATTAACTGAAATAATGTGTAACTGTGAATTCAAATGACTATTGAACCTGGGTATATTATTCGTCCTTTTGGACCAGTAATTTATAAAAATAAAATATCAGAAACAATGCGACAAGTTATTCTTGAAGCAGCAAAAACTTCTGATGTAGAAAATAATCATCTTCTTGCTGGAAATATTGATCGAGAAGTTGCATTCAATATGGATGTTAACACTATCAATGAACTACAGGAACATCTTGGTGATTGTCTAATTCAGATGGGAAAGGTGGGATTGTATCAACCACCAGAAGGACATGAATTGGACAATATTGAATTAGATCGTCCTTGGATAAACGTTCAGCGTAATGGCGAATGGAATCCTCCACATATTCATGCTGGAGATTTTTCTTGCATCATTTATGCTCAAGTTCCTCAAGAACTAAAAGATGAATGGAAACATCCTACACAACGAGGTAGAAATCCAACCGCAGGTATGGTTGAATGGCAATATGGTCAGTGGGCACCGCATAACATGCACACATTTGGACCTATTCCTCCAGAAGAAGGAGACATTTATTTGTTTCCTGCATGGTTAATACATTATGTGTATCCTTTTAATGCAAATGTAGAACGGATTAGTTTCTCTACAAATTTCTTTTTACATTATGGACCAAAAAAAGACAACGCCTGAGAGCGTAGCACAAGCAAATGAAGCATTGTTTCGTGCTACAATGAACCTTCCTACTGCTGCTGCTCATTGTGGTATGACGCAGAAGGAAATGAAAATGACTTTTCGTGAATTTTTAAAGTATCATCAACCTGATTATGACAAGTCTAAAGACACCACTTCGTTATCCTGGCGGGAAATCGAGGGCGACAAGTAAAATTAGTCAGTTTTTTCCAGATCTTTCTAAGTATCAAGAATATCGTGAACCTTTTCTTGGCGGAGGATCTGTCGCACTTTATGTAACCCAACAATACCCAAACATCAATATTTGGGTTAATGATCTTTATGAACCACTCATTAATTTTTGGAAACAACTAAGAGATAATGGTGATGAAATTAAGAAATATCTCACAAATCTCAAACAAAGGCACAATGATCCAGATCGAGCCAAAGTACTCTTTTTGGAAAGTAAAGAGTATCTTAGTTCAAGTCATAAGAAAACTGACGATTTGCAGCGTGCAATTAGTTTCTATATTGTTAATAAGTGTTCTTTTTCTGGTCTTACAGAAAGCTCATCATTCTCCCCACAAGCATCAGAAAACAATTTTTCTATGCGGGGTATCGAGAAGTTGTTAGAATATTC